ATCTAAAAATATATATATTTTTTATATATCTCTCTCTGTGTGTGTGTGTGTCTGGTGTGTGGTGTGTGATGTGTGAGTGTGTAAGGGGGGGTGGGGGGTAAATTACACACGCACACAATGCTATGTTGTGGTAAACAAACCACTTAACTCCATCCGTATGTGTAATTAAAACCCACGAAAACGTCGCGTTGCTGTCACGGTTTGGACATGTACTCCAGCGTCTCGAAAAACGCACGCCAGAAGTTAGGCCGGAGGCCAGTCGACCAATGTGTCTGCCACTGGACCTCCGTCTCCCACTTGCTCCGTTCGCGGACCAACATACGATTGGTCAACGGTGCAGGCGAAGCCTGTCGCTGGCGCTGATACCGCAGGTGGGCACGATGCAGCATGGCATCGACGTTGTTATTCCTCATCATCCACCTGAACGTGATCACCGCAGACCTCTTCTCCTCCATCTAAGCAGAGCCAGCCTTCGGTAAGAATTTTGCCGCAGATAGAGCATTCTCCGTCTGTTTGTTCGGCTAAGTAATCTACTTCAAACTGTATCCATTGGTTTCCATTGTCGTCGGTTCCTGAGAATCGCGAGCAACCTGTCACATCGTGTAATTGAATTTTCCTCATCATCCATCTCTCCTTAGTGATCAACTAGCACAGCACCTCGGCTTGCGCCGTTACTGTGCGATGCTTCGCATCCCCTGGCCCCACGCCACGGCAATCACTTGCCATTCCGTGCGACACCTAGTTCCGCTAACATCTTCTGAACGAAGTTCCCGTCGGCCACTAGTGCCGGATTCATCTCAAGCATCTTGCTATACACATCACGTGTAGCCTTCAGCTTGGACTTCTCCCGCAGTGCGTCAGCCGCCTTACGCTGGCGTTCTATCTCAGCCAACCCTCTCGTGATCACATACGCCACTGCATCGGCGTAACTATCGTGACCACCAGCATTGACCTCGTGATTGATGGCTTCGGCTTGCTCCGACTCAAGGACGACAGTACGTTCGTCCTCCGTCCGACCGAACTCATCCATCGCCAACGAACTACTAACCTCGGTGTCTTCGTTTAGTGTGACTGGCTCCTGCTTTGCTGTGTTCTGCATAGGCAGCACCCTCCTTAGGTGCTGAGCTAGTCGATCACTTGCGGCCTGTGGCCGCTATGACACGCATCTAACACCACATGCGTGTGTTTGATGTAAGGTGCAGTACTAGGCGCTTGGCCTAGTGCGACTAGCCTTACAGTAGACAACGTCGTCCAAGCTAATATGCGCTACTGCGCACTGTAGTTGCAACCACAGTGTTACTACGGGTGTCCTCTAGGTGTAGACAGGCCCGTTGTATTGCACATTACTGACCTTGTTTACCTGCTAGCACTTGCCCCTTAGTGGGGCAGTCGGTGATTGCCCTTTCATGATGTAAGTTAGTTACCCAACGGGCATCATTACTCAGCAGTTGCAAGCACCTAGTACCGCACCTTACACTACTAGTATCGCCCGACCGCGGGCACGCGGGCGGGGGCCGGACCCGGCCAACCCCGCCGGTCCCCAAAAATTGAAATTGAGATTGAGATTGTATTAGCTCCTGCCAAAATTTTTTCCATTTCCAACGCGTGTTGCAGAGAGCAACACAGGTCGCGGCTACGCCGCCGTCGCGTCGCGTGGGCGCTATGCGCCGGTTGCCTGCGTAGCAGGTTGCTAAGTCGTAATAATAAGGTGGTGCGTAACGCGTTGAAATGAAAACACTTCCGTTGAGGTTAGCAACTTTGCGAGGGGTTTTACTTGACTCCGTGCAGCGGGCGGGGTTACACTGTTCCCTAATCACGAAGGGTGTAGTGTAGCCGGGTGTCCGCCAAGCTGGCGCAGAGCATCGCGGGTTGACTTTGGGCAGTCCGCCCGCGTGCTCCGTCGGCTGACGCGACACTGGCGCTGCACTGGCACGGACACGGAACTAACACGTCACTACAACACGGTATTACAATATGACCATGACATCCGCAGCACAAACGCAGCAGGCCACCACAGCGCAAGCAACGAGGCCACCGCAGGCCAACACGTCAACAGCAGCGGCCCCGCCTCAGACACCTCCGCCCACCCCCGCACCCACACCAGTGAACACTCCGCCCGCTATCGCTGCTCCTACCGCCGCTGCACAGCCCACACTGGCCTCGTTGCTTGAGAAATATGTGTCCGTGACCGCCATTACCAACACCTCGTCACATTTCAGATACGACGGCATCTGCACGAAGTGCGGCTGGCACACGATGCAGATTGACGAGCAGGCCGCGCTCGTGTTAGTGCGCCAGCATGTCCAGCAGCACTGGCGCGACGTGACCAACCAAATACCCCAGTAACCCAGTAACCCAACAGGAGCACAACGTGAACCGCCAAGTCCAAATCAAATGCGAGCAGATCGCCCGCATGATTGTCAAGGGGTGGCCGAAGACCCGTATCGCAATTGAAATGGGCATGTCTTACGACGGGTTGATGGGAATCACGCGTCGCCCGGAGTACCTCGAAATCGAGGAGGAGGTACGCTCGGGCGTGGTGGGTAAGATGGACGCCAGGCTCGCCAGACGCGCCGCGATGCGGAATGAGATCAGCGAGGAGGTGGAAGACACCGTCCCCGACGCGATGCGCGTGATTTTGGAATCCGTCACCAAGAAACGTGACCTCCGGGCCGCACTGGAAGTGCTCGATCGTGATCCCAAGCGACAGTTTGCGAAGGCCTCCCGTCCACTGGACGACACGACGGGGGCTGGCCCGCGCACTGGACTTGAGAGCGAAGCCCTTGCACAAGCGGTACGCGAGGCGGATGTGACACACAAGATGGTCACAGCGCCGGTGGCTGCTGCGCAGCCGACGCAGTCATCATCAACGCAATCCACACCGCAGGCGTCACAAGTGAAACCAGCGGAGGCTTAGAATGGCAAACGATTTATCAGCACGTCAATGGCACCTCGACACCCCACTTGCGTTCGGCACCCCCGGTGCGATACTGTGGACCGGTAATATCAAAGTGGCCCATATGGAGTTCTCTGGTTACTCCGCTCAAGGCAACCTCGCCATTGTGAAAGACCGCAACGGCAAGGTGGTCTGGCAGGCATCGGGCGCGAGCGACCTCGAAGAAGTCCGGTCGCAAAAAATGGGCTGGGTGAACGGGTTGGTGCTGGACACCTGTCAAGGTGGTGGGTTTGTCACAGTGTACACGGAGTGACATCGCATGCGGTGGAACAAACACAATCGACGACGTAGTTGCGTTCGCGTGATGTGGCGTTATACGCTATGCTTCGCACTGGCGCTGGCCGGGTTTGGTGTCCGTTGGGCGTCAGCCCAAGGCAACGGCTACAACGCTGCGCGTAACGTAACCGTCACCCTGAGTCAGGTTGTCCTCCCTTTCATCGACACCACCCTCCAACAGAACTCATTGATTCTCTACCACGAGTTGATCTGGACCCCCAACGCCAGTGTTGCCACATGTAGTGTGCGAATTGATTCCTCGGTGGACGGCGTGACATGGACCACCGGCGGCATTATCACGGCACAGAACTGCGCCACTGCAGGGAACACTGGGGTGCCAGGGTCGTCGGTGCAGGCGAATTACATTCGTATTGTGGTCAGCACACTGACGGGTACTGGGGCCAGTGTTATCCTGCAATACGAAGGCTGGGCTTACGCACCGGGCGGCGGCGGTAGTACCGGGGTGACATCGCTAAACACGCTTACTGGGGCGATCACACTGGCCGCGGGCACGAATATTACGCTGACGACATCCGGTAACACCATCACAATTGCGGCCTCTGGCGGTGGCTCGGGTTGCTCGGTGAGTGGTACCTCAGGGCAGCTCGTTTACAACAACGGTTCCTCGGGGTGTTCTAGTTCCGCGACCACGATCACCTCAGGTGGCTCGATTACTCTGCCGTCGACACAGGTGTTGAGTTGGAACGGTGACACCGGGATTTCAAGGGGGGCGGCCGGTGTTGTGGATATCGGTACCGGAACGCAGGGTTCCAATGCGGGAACACTGAACGCGGCCACCGAAAACATCACCGGGACGGCTACCATTGGTACGGTAACGGCGACCAATTTTAAGTTTGGCACCGGGGCGACGGCGACTGCAATACAGGGAACTGATACTTCGTTGTTGTCGTCTGGTACGATCAGCGGCACCGGGGCGAGTTTGTGTACAGATGCCAACGGAGGGGCAACCACAACGGGGTGTAGTGGGGGAGGTGGGGATACCATTACATCACCAAATTCCACCTTGACCGTAGGTGGCACCACTACAAACACCACGATTGACATCAATCTGGCGAACCCTAACACCTGGACCGGGGCACAGACATTAACAAACTTGTCTGCTACAGGGATTGTGAGTTTCAGTTCCTCGGCGACCATCAGCCCTAGCTTGGTGGTAGGCAACCAGAATGTTACCGGGGGCGTGATCAACGTCAAGGGTGGCTCCAGTGGACTGGGCGGACAGATTGGTCTCTTCGGTACAGGCGCAAGTCCCGGTAGCTTCCCAATCCAGGCGCAAGCCTCTGGCACGACGTTGGATGTTGGGTCCGGATCGATGACGGTAACCACGGCGGGAGCCATCACGATGGCTGGGGCTGTGAATTCCGGCACGGAGAGTGCGACTAACTACACCGCGACCTGCACGTCGGGCGGATCGACCTCCGCACCTTGTTATCTGAGCGGTCAGGCGACGAACACTGGCATCGCATTTTTCGGATCGAATGCTATCGACCTAATAGCGGCGGGAACTGAGCGCGCCCGCGTCGTGAGCACGGGTATGACGCTAGGGACGAACAACCTGGCGTTCGGCACCGGGTTTGGCACCAACGATACCGTGCTTTGCCGTCAAGCCGCCAACGTGTTCGAGCTTTCGACTTCCGCGAGCACCTGCAATAACAGCGCCTCGTTGCAGGCGTCGAACTATTACGTGGCTAGCACGCTCTTGATCAGCGGGACCGCGCCCACGATCTCCTCCGGTTTCGGCACCAGCCCGAGCGTGGTCAACAATAACGGCACGGCAGCCTTCACGATCAACGTGGGCACGGGTGGGACGGCAACCTCGGGCGTGATCGGGCTACCCACGGCGTCGCACGGCTGGCATGTGGACTGCACGGACATCACGAATAGCAACGCGACTGTCTTTGTTACTAAACAGACAGCAACCACAACCACAACCGCGACTGTGGGAAATTTCACGAACGGCGGGAACGCGGGCGCGTGGACCGCGAGTGATGTGTTGAGCTGCAGTGCTCAAGGATACTAAGGAGAGACTTCGATGAAGCGACTAGCTTTTGTTTTTCTCTGGCTCACTGTCGCGTGCGCCGGACAGGCTATCAACACGGTAACCACGAATCCGACCGGAAACTCTTGTAATCCCGGTGACGTTGCCATCGTGGTAGGGAACTCCAGTTACAATGGTCAGGCGACTCTGTTCCCCTGTCAGTCAGGAGGAACTTACGGTAATCCTGCTCAGTACTGGAATTTACTAACCAACGCGCTCCCGGAAGCCGAAGTGATCCCCTTTACCTCAACCACGAATCCGTTGGCAACGCCAAACTTGGGTATTTCTTATTACGCCAGCAACACTCTTGCTGTCGGTAATGGGACTGCCGGGACTGCAACCGGTCAAATGGCTTCCTCGGGCTTCAACGTGATCGCTTCGGTAGACTGTACCCAGGCGACGTGCGCCACAACCGATCACACACTGTTCACGACCGGCAGTGGATCAAGCGGATACGGGAACGCGGGACTGTACCGGTTGGATGCCTATGCAGTGACCACAACTGCGGCGACGACATGTGATGGACTGATAAATTTAACCTGGACTGATGACTCCAGCACAACCACGACGGATTATACATTTTACGCTTGGGACGGCACTGATGCGGGAAACAATACGATTGCAAACTCTAACTCCAGTTCGCCCACGAACGCCACAATGTTTTGGGCGAAACCTTCTTCAGTGATCGCTTACCAAGTTGTCCATTCAGGACTGTCTTGCACGGGTTTCCAATTTTCCGCTCACCTCACCCTAACCCAAATTCGATAAGGAGAAACAATCATGGTAACAGGACCCAACCGTACCGTTAAACTCAAGATCGAAATCGCTCCACCGAACCCGCCCAGTCCGATCATTCCCGATTCGCAGATCGTGGCGGACTTTCTGGCTGGATGGGCATCGGACCCGATCACGGCGAACTATCCCACGCCAACGGTGACTGTGGAATAGGTCATGGAACTGCAAGCGGGCGTAAACCGGGTGGCTGGCATAGCGAAGCTATTGCCCGTGTTGCTGTATGCAACACTGGTCGCGGGCCAGACCACGTCCGTGACAATCCAGGTGACCGACACCGATGGGCAGTCGTGGAACAACGGCACTTGGACAGCCACGTTGTACTCGCCACCCGGTGTTCCCAGTAATAGTTACAAAATACTGGGGACTAACACTATCGTGCCCAACCAGACGCAGTCTGGTGCGTTGAGTTCTAGTGGCGGAGCTTCGCTCACAGTGACACCCAACACGTCCATTGTGCCAACGGGCACCCAGTGGCAGTTTACGTTTTGTCCGGAGGCTACACCGACACAGTGTCCCCAGTATTCGTACTCGATCACGGGGGCCAGTTACAGCGTCAGCCCGGGGCCGCCCGGTCTGCGGGTGTCGGTGCAAAACCCGCTGACACGGGCCACGGCGTACCTGGACTTGGAAATCACCGGCGCGGGCGTTGGATCGCTGTATTACAATCTGGCGTCGCAGACACTGAAAGCCTGTCAGGTCACCGTGGGTAACACCTGTACGACGTGGATCCAGATCGGCAACGGTGTTTACACGTTCTTTGGTAACACCACGAATCCCCTGACTACGCTGGTAGATCCCACCACGATAATTGACGTGGCCGGTAATGAACTGGCGTTTACGTCCACGGGCATCACAACCCAGGACCTCAACGGTAATCATTGTACGTTATCAACGGCGTCTGGCGTGCTTTGTTCGGATAGCACCTCCGGTTTTGGTGATACCCTCCAATTACATAACGGCAGCGCGGTTTTGCTTGATGGCTTGGTGGATGGCTTCGAGGCCGTTGAGGGCACCGGCGCGGTGATGCTTGACAACGCTGGTGACACGTTGACGCTGCATTCAGGGACACTTGTACTCAACGGAACGGCGAGCACCACGCTGGGCGGTAGTTTATCAATCGGTGGTAGTTTTACGATGAGTCACTTGCTGTGTTCCAACACCGCGCCGACAATTCAAAGCGGCTTCGGGACCGGTGCCTCGATTACATTCAACAACGGTACTTGTGCTTTTATCATAAGTGTTGGGACATCACCCGGTAGTAATGGTGTTTTGAATATGCCGACAGCCAACACGGAGTGGGTTTGTTGGGCGCGGAATGGCATTAACATTACTAATATAACAGTGCAGGTATCTACATCCAATAACTCCGCCGGGTTCAGCAATTACAACTCGTCGGGCACCCTAACGAACTGGGCGGCTAGTACGACTCTCGTTGTTAGTTGTTTTGGCCTTTGACATGCAATTCAAAACCATCCCGGTGAGTGGGTTGAAGCGCGAGGAGCACATTATCCGCGCTATGCGTTTGAATTGTCTGGGGTCGTTGTTTTATTTCATCCGCATCGCGCTTCGCCGGAAGCGGTTGACGGAGTCGTTGCACTTACCACTGTGTCGCACCTTTGAACGGGAGCACATCAAGGATGTAATCGAGATGCCCCGCGACCACTTCAAATCCACCTGCGCCAGTGAGGGCCTGGCGATGTGGCGTGCGTTACCGCTGTCGCAGCAGGACATCGACGATTTCTACCGGCTGGGTTACACCGACGAATGGATCCAGTGGATGCGTCGGGCACACAATCCAGACTCACGTAACCTGCTGGTGTCGGGGAACATCACCAATGCGGCGAAACTGGGTAAGAAAATCCGCTTCCACTACGAGTCCAACAGCCTATATCGGGGTCTCTTCCCGGAAACTCTGCCCACGACCGCGGAGACGTGGACTGACTACTCACTGCACGTACGTCGTCCGTCCGGAGGATCAGGAGGTGCGCATGGTGAGGGGACTTTTGACTTTCTTGGAGTTGGCTCCGCGGTTCAGTCACGGCACTACAACGGAATCGTTATCGAGGACGATCTTATCGGTCTTAAAGAATCCGAGTCGCAGACTTTGATGGACAAGGCTATTGAGTATCACCAACTACTGGTCGGTATTTTCGAGGCTGAGGACCCCAATCATGAATTGGACGAACTCGTCATCGGCAATAGGTGGGGCTACTCGGACCTGAACTCGCACCTACGCGAGAACGAGCAAGATTTCCGCTTTGAATCACACTCGGCGCTGGGCGGGTGCTGTGACCGGCATCCAGACGGCCTGCCTATTTTCCCCGAGGAGTACAGCATTGAGAAGCTGGAAAAACGCAAATCGCGCCTCGGAAGCTACAAGTTTTCCTGTCAGTTCCTTAACGATCCGTCGTCGCCAGAGGACGCTGAGTTCAAAGTTGAAAACCTGCGTTATTTTGATCTGGAGTACCACCCACAGGATAGCTCAAAATGGCGCATCAAACGCGAGGTTACCGAGGGCATCGTGTTACCCTTGATTCGCAAAAGCGAGGTTAACGTTGCAATGGTAGTCGACCCAAACCACTCGGGCAACGCGGCCCAAGGTCGGGCGCGTCATGCTATTGTGGTCGATGCGGTGAACAGTGACGGCGACCATTTCTTGCTGGAAACCTGGGCCGACAACGTCGGCTACGATGCGTTTTACGACAAGATTTTTGAAATCGCCCAGCGTTGGGGATTGCACAAAGTGGCCGTTGAAACCATCGCGGCCCAGAAATACATCGCGCATCACATCGAGTTCCTTTGTGCTGTTAAGATGTACTCGCTGCGTATTGAGGAGGTCAAGGGTGAGGTTGACCTTGAAGACGGGAGCATTGCGCGGAACAAACGTTTTCGTATCTGCGGCGTGATCCAGCCCATTTCGGAACGACGCCAGCTGTTTGTGCAACGCACGCAGAAGAAATTCATCAATGAGTACCAGACGTTCTCGATGAAACGCAACTCGCGCTTTGTGGACCTGCTTGACGCCTTTGCGTATTGTCCACAGGTGGCTCACCGACCGATGGACATTGGTACTTATACTGACCTGCTCGCGGCGAACGCGGCCGGTATGAACAAAGTTGGTCAGGCTTACGCCTACGGAACCGGGCCGGGGCGGGTGACATCGGTATTTCAGGCTTAGTTATGTCGTTATTCAGTGACATGGGGCACAAAGAACTCGAAGAACTCCGCGCCATACGACGTTTGCTTGAGAAAGACACCCAGTTGCTCGAAGAGCTGGTTTGTTACATCAGGCCACGTTTGACATCAATTGCAATTCAACTGAGTAACATGGAGGATTTCATTATGGGATCAACACCGACACCAAACCTACCGACAACCATCACACTTGCCATCGGGCAGGTCACGATCGCCAGTGTGGTAGGCTTCGATCAATTCGGCAACCCTTGGACCGGCCCGATACCAACACCAACATGGAGTATTGATCAGCCTTCGGTTGTGGCAATTGTGCCAGACACTACTGTGTCAGCAGATGAAGACTGCACCGCGTTGACTACAGGCACAGCGAACCTCACTGCAGGTGTTGCATTACTCGGCGGCGGCACGTTGACTGCCACGGCGCAGATTACCGTTGCTTCCTCGACCACACCGGTGTTGACGTCTATTGCAATTGAACTATCGACGCCAGCGGCCAGCGTAGCCGAGGCTGTCGCTAAGAAAAAGGCCACTGCAAAGGGAACCGCAGGCCCAAAAGCCTAGTCCGGGAGGGCTACGCCAATGCCGAAGAAGTTAATGGACTGCGTCGCCAAGGTGAAAGCGCGCAGAAACAGCAAGGTCAACCCTTGGGCGGTTTGCGTGGCGTCGACCGGACAAAAACCGGAACCACTCAAGCCGTCCAAACGCAAAAAGGAGTCGTGATTATGCACTGGCTGATGGATGCTTGGTCGGATTTCACCGACACCCTCAACACCCGCGGCGGCACGATTGCGTTGTTGTTTGTGTCGTGTTTGTTACTAGGCTTCGGCGTGTTGCATGTGATGCATCACGGTGACACCGGCCAAGCGGCATCGGTTATCATTTCGACGTTCTCTGGTTTCGGGGGAGCGTTGCTGTTGGCGCTGACGCAGAAAGATGTCAAGTCAACGGTCAATGGCAACGGCATCACGAGTACCACGTCAACAACGACAACAGAAAAACTGCCGCTCGCTACGGCAACGGAGGAGCACAAATGACGGTCTTTATGTACTTCGCTTTCGTATTGTTTGTGATCGCGGCGTTGTTTAGTAATGCGTTCACTGCACCTGCTGGAACTCCTTGGCAAGGACGCATCGGGTTCCACTTTGGCTGGGCTGGATTGGCGTGTTGGGTGGCGTCGATCATTTTTAAATAACGATTTGTGAGAGAGTAGGGAAGTGGCGAAGGGTGATTACACATGGCGAACAAATTTTGGGGTTTTCTGGAGACTGTAGGTCGGGACTTCAAGAAAGGTCTCGACTTCGTGTTGCCCTACGCGGAGACCGCGGGTGAGACCGCGATCAGCATTTTCAATCCGGCGTTGGGGACGTTGTTCAATCAAACTGTCAATGCTGTGGTCACGGCGGAACAGGCCGCGGCGGCTGCCGGTAAGCAGTCAGGCACCGGTGCAGCGAAGCTGGCCTCGGTGGTGCAGTTGATGGGGCCGCTTATCAAGCAGGCGCTCACGGACGCCGGTAAGCCAAATGACGACACCGCGGTGCAGAATTACATCAACGCTGTTGTCACGATTCTGAATTCCATACCGGTTACGAAGCAAGGTTAGTCAACGATGCCTCCAAAACCCATACCGTTCAAGCTGGCCGCAGGCAGCGCGGCGGAGGAGCGTCTGAATCGCTTTCTCGAAGAGAAGGTCCGCACGCTGCGGCAGGGTCTCACGCGCTTGCACGGTATGGACGGCATCATCAAATGGCGCAAGGCATACGAGGCGATGCCTGCGATGGAAGTCCGTGAGTTCCCGTGGCACAATGCGTCGAATCTGGTGGTGCCGATTGTCGCCATTCATAGCGACACGTTGCTGGCGCGTGTTATGTCGGCGGTGATGAAAACACGTCCGCTGTGGATCGTGCGCGAGTTGGGTGAGTTTGCGAAGCAAGCACCGGAGGGCCTGCGGGATGCACTGGAGGAGTTTTTGCAGTACGTCGCCTTGGAACCGGGCGAGTTGGATTTGTATCGTGTCTACCACGAGTGGTTCGGTGAGGCCATACGGTTGGGTACGTCAGTGGTCAAAGTACCCTGGGTAAGGGAGGTCGAAGACCTCTATGGACCTGCGGGCGATATGTCGGGTACGAACGAATGGCATCGCGCAACGATGTACGAAGGCCCGCGGCCCGAAAAACTCAAGTTCGAGAACTTCATGTTCCCGGTGAACAAGGGCCGCATTGAGGACATGGACTTCAAGTACGACGTGATCCAGTTGTCGCGTTACGACCTGGAGGAACGCAAGTTCCGTGGTATCTACGATAAAGTCGCAGTGCAATATGTGCTGGCAATGCCGGATCGCCCATCGGGCAAACCGACGCAAGTGCAAGCCCAGAAAGAACAAGACGCCAAGGTCACGAGCAAGCCTTCGTCGACAATGGATGAATGGGACATCTGTGAGTGTCATTTCAAGTACCGCGTTGACACAGAACACTTCGCCCGCTTGATCGTGTGGTATCACGAGAAGAGCAAGAAGATTTTGCGGTCGTACTATCGCCACCAGTACCTACCGGCGGATGAAATCTACATCGCAGCGAGGTTGTTCTTCCGTGACGACATGTTTCCGGGGATGGGCTTCGGTGAAATCCTGATGCCGTTTCAGGAGGAAATCAGCGAGATTCATAACAACCGCCGCGATAACATGACCGTGGCGAACACTAAAATGTGGGCCGTGGACCCCGATAGCAAGCTACACAAAGGTTATCGTACCTACCCATCGGCGATGCTCCCGGCAAAACAGACCACGGGTGCCAAGGAAATCGAGCCTTTGGAATTTGGGACTCCAGTGCAGGGGGAAATTGACAGTGAACGACTCTCGCTTGAACTTGCTGAAAAACGTTCGGGAGTTAGTCCGCCTATGCAGGGAAGTGGAGCTGGAACTAATACCAAGCGAGGAGTTTACACGGCAATGGGTACGCTCTCCTTGCTTCAGGAAGGAAATACTCGAACAGATCTCAACATTACAGACATCCGTTACGCACATACTCGACTGGGAAGACTCCTTTGTCGAGAATACGGCATGTTCGGAGTGAATGAGGATTTGTTGGATTCGTTTGGTGCAGCGGGCGCGAAAATCAAGCTGGGTTTGGAGGCCATACGGGATCGCAAGATGGCGCTGCCGGTGTACGCCAGTAACGCCAGTGTCAACCGTGAGGTTGAGAAACAAAGCGACATGATGCTTACCGGCGTGATGGACAAATACAACCAAACCATCGCCGCGATGTTGCAGGCCGTGAACAACCCGATGACACCAGAGCCGATCAAAGAATTCACTCTGGAAGCCATGAAAGCGGCACGGTTGTTGATGGTGTCGGTGTTTCGTAACTTCGGCCACGACGAAGTGGATCGGTTGGTGCCCAAGATACCGGAGCAACCAGCGCAGCAGCCGGGACCGCAAGGTCAAGGTCAACCGCAGGGCGGTCAGCCGTCGCAAGGAATGCTACCCAATGGACAACCAATGCCCGTTGGACCGGCGTTAGTCGGTGGAGGCCGCGTTCAGTGACGTTGCCCAATGACAAACCGTTGAACGAGGAGCAGATGGAGCGTGATAAGATATCACGTTGCCTGCGCTCGGACGACGGCAAAGTGTTAACACAACGTGTCGCGGAGTACGTGCGGCGTTGTCAGTTACAATTGAACACAGCACGTGATGTCGTAGACATCCATCGTTATCAGGGTCAGATTCAAGCCTACGAAACGATTTTGAAATTACGAGAGGATAGATAACATGAAATGGGGAGAGAGGTTTGGCAAGCGCGAAGACGATGTACCACCGGAGCTTCGCGATAAAACTCCGGAGCAGATCGCAGAGGTGCTGCATAAGGCCAAGGAACTGGAGGACGCCGCTCAGGCCGCCGCCGACGCCAAAGCTGCGGCGGAAGCCGGTGCCGCGTCGTTGCAGACGGAACTCGACGCAATGAAAGTGAAACTCGCCGAGTTGGAAGCCTCACGCGGCCAGCAGCCACCTGAGGACACTCCACCGGAGCCACCTTCGGTCTGGGAAGACCCAGCCAAGTTTGTACAAGATCAAACCAAAGGCATCGCTAGTGTCGCCCTGCAAGCCGGTGTGATGGCGGCGAAGATGTACTTCTCACAGAACCTGAGCGCTCGGGACCAGAAAATCTTCCGCAAGTACGAGAAAGAAGTCGAGGGCGTGGTGGCGACGTTCGCGCCCGAGGCCCGCGTGATGCCGCAGGGGTGGCTGAATGCTTTCCTGTACACCAAGGGATTGCACGACAGCGAGATCTCCAAGGCTGAGTCCGACAAAACGGACTTCTTTAGTGAATCCCCGTCGCGTAACACCACGCCTGATCCCGAGCCTACGGACACCCTCACCGACGAGGAAAAAGCCGTGTGTAAGGCAATGCACTGGTCGGAAGAGGGTTACCTGAAACGCAAGAAGGAACAAACAATTCTACAATCATCTAAGGGGGCCTATGCTCGATTCCCAGTTGCGACAACCACAACCCGGTAACGTCCCGGCGATGACCAACGCGAGCGTGATACCTCCGTTGGAGCAGCCCGCGCCGCGAAATCCGCGGTTTATCGAAGAATTCGCGGATGACATCGTGGCCAGACCGCTGACGTTACCTGACTTCGTCAGCGTGCAATTGGCCAACCCGATGCTATCGGCGCGGTGGATTTTCACCGACCGGCGTCGCTACGCGCAGGCGAAGGCCCAAGGCTGGCGCAATGCACAGAAGAAAGACCTCAAGCCGGGTTATCAAACCTTGACTCCCTACGAGGAGGAGGGCGGGACGAAGTACATCAACGGCGACTTGATCCTGATGGTCATCGACCGCAAGCGTTATCTGGGCGCGTTGCGCTATAAGCATCAGGTCGCTGCTGCGTTGAGCGACGCTGCCGTGCAACGCCGTATCGCGGCCGGCAAGGCTGTCAACGAATTGGGCACTGAAGTGGCCGCGATTAACCGACAACGTGTTGCCGCAGGCCACGATCCTGCAATCACGGTGTTCGCACCGGGGGTTGCGGACCTTAACGACACGGTACTAGGTCAACCGGGCGTGGCCGAAAAAGAGGGAGCAAGACTCGGTAATACAGGTCCAGTGGACATGGGTTCACTGGGATCACTGGGAAAGGAGGCCAAGTGAAAAAGAAATCAGCAAAGAAAGAAACGAAGATGGACAAAATGAGCAAGCTGAAAGACAAAAAGAAAAAGAAACACTAACCGGCGCCTCGCGCCATGTGATCGCGGTCAAAACGAAGTTTCAAGGGAGGTTTCACAATGGCATCAGCGTTAATACAAGAACGCGAAACGGTATCCGGGAATCAATTCCGGATGCAGCGTATCTTTGAAGACGCCGGTCAGACTTTCTTGCAAGGCACTCCGTTGCAGATCAACACTGCCGACGGGGGTCTGAAAGCCTGGGACGGCGTGACAATCACAAACGGCATTGCGGGTATTAGTAAGGAGTTCGGGGCTAATCTGACCACGGTGGGTGTTCCACTGGGCACGAACGTGCCGGCACAGGTGCCGTCAGGCGCAGGCGGCCAGACCTTCGGGTCGGTGCAGAACGAACCAGCGGCGGTTAATTTCAGCCGACCGTATTTCAACGATGGTATGACCGGGATTATCCTGTTCATTCCTGACACGGTGTTTTACGCACAGTGTGGGCCGACGCAAACAGTCGCCACCACTGACCGAGGTAAGCAATACGGCATGACCAAGGACACCGATGGTCACTGGTACGTCGACAAAACCAAAACCGGTGCCTCAGCGGTGTGGTTGGTTGTTGGGTTTGATCAGTACGACACGCAACGTGGCTTGCTCGTGACGCCGCTTGCGGCGGTATCGCAGATCACGGCGTAACCGTGTGTTGGTGTGATTAGGGTTTCGACGAAAATTCACAACAAGGGAGACTACTCCAATGATGGTAAGGGGACAATATTTCCAGTTGATGGCGAGCGGGTTACATGACCTGTTCGTTCATTTCCTGGACCTCAAGCAACGCGACGAGGAATACTCGTACATCGCCAATATCGAAGAAAGCGACGCTGCCTTCGAGGACGAAGTCGAGTTCAGCGGTCTTGGACCAATGCAGCCCAAGTTGGAGGGCACGGCGGTCCAGTACCAAGACATCATCCAAGGTGGCACCAAACGATACCTGCACACACCGTGGGCATTGGGTGTGAGGGCGTCGTGGGAACTCATTAAGGATGACCAGTATAAGCTCATCAATCAGGCGCCGAAATGTCTGGCTCGCAGCGCGCACTTCGTGCGTGAGATCCAGTTCTGGAACGTGTTGAACCTGGGCTTCACCAGCACGACCACGATTGATGGCGTGACGTTGTTCAACACTCAGCACCCGCTGTTGGGTGGCACGCAAGCCACCAACATCGGGCCGGGTGTGGGTAACATCATCAGCGCCGCTGGTACGTATCCCAATCGGCCAACGACGGACATCGATTTGTCCTTCACTGCGATTCAA